AACAGTATCTTCTGTTTCCATTTCTTCCTCGCTTTCTTTGAAATTTTTGACGAAATTTTTGTATTCGTCATCTTCTTCAAAACTTTTTCTGATGCTAAACAACGAGTTTTGGTTAGCTGGAACACTAACAACACTGATTTCTAAAAGCTCTACGTCTGTAATAGTAAGAGAATCAGTTTTTTCATCATAACTACCGTCTTTTACTCTAAAACCAACAGAAAAGCTTTTTAAAGCTCCGTCTCTGATAAGAGTTTGGACTCCATGTAGTTTTTCAGCAGCATCGCTTACAATAGCATCAACAAAAATGCCTTTTTTATCAACAGTAACTTTGTCTACTTTACCAATAGGCTGATCGTGTTTATGTTGATACAATAAAACAGGGTTTTTTCTATAATTAGCAACACCTTTAGCCCATGCTTGAGCGGTAACAATATCGCCTACCCTATCCTTATCAGTAGTATTTGCATAACCAGCAATTTTTAAACCTGTAGAGCCTTTAGAAGAAACTCTTTTAGTTTCAAAATTACTATTAAGATAAAACGTTTTTTCCATTTTTCATTCCTTTAACTATCTGTACCGGATTCAGGAGACTCAGGTCTTCCTCCTAACGCTGGGTTAACAGCACTTCCAGTTATATTCTGAGGTATTCTAATCTGATTATTTTCATCACCTTCTATGTTTTCAAAACCTAGACCTTTTCTAGCTTCATTTACTGTAATAATACCAGTATTCACTAATGTAGAATAATACATAGCTTGTGTCTTATTATCAGGCTGCAAGGCAGCTATTGATGTTTTATCAGGTTTTATAACTACTCCTCCATTAAAATAGTGAGAAAAAGCACTACAAAATAAAGTTAATAGAGGTAAAACTGTATGGTTATAGAACAAAACTTCATTAGCATGTAAATTAGCGTTGTTACCACTTTTTAATAAAACATAAGGAACACCTAGAGCTTTTGAAATATCTTGTTGGATACGCTCTATAGAATTTTCAAAATCTAGTTCAGTAAAACTAATATTAGAAAATCTATCTATTTTTAATCCCCCATCTAAAATAGCTGGGTTACGGGCTCCTTTAAATAAAGAAGAATAATTACTTCTCCAAGCTTCCAATAATCTTTCTTTTACTTTTGGACTTAATACAGTATCTGTTTGTAATACTAATCCAGGAACTGCATTATTCTTAAAGAACATTCTTTGAAACTCTGTCATTTGATAATAAAGTTCAAAGAGTCTTTCTAGATTTTTTAGCTTGCTTACCCCTCTAAAAATGCTATCTTCATTATCGCCTTTGACATGAATAATCTCATCAGGAGTAAAAGTAATTCTTTCTTGTTTTGACGTTTGTCTTTGCCCAAATCCATAATAATCTGTATTTGAATTATGAATTAAGTAGTTGTAGTGACTAATAAAAGTTTTAGCGTCAGCAACAACTTCAACATCGTTAGCAGGTAGTAAATATAATCCACCGTTCTCTTTATCATAATAAAAAAATGCATTACCGTCAAGATAAAAATCTAAAATTGCCCTTCTAAATAAACGCGCTCTATCCTCAAAAGGATTAGGTTTGGCGTTCATAATTTTGTGATATTTTTTCGCTGCACCACCTTCTACAATTAGAGGTACACCGGTAACAGCATTTATCACTAGCTCAATACATCTGTGTACAATTTCAATTTCTCTGTACGCAGATTCATATTCTACAATAGTTTCTGGTAGATTATAAGGATCTCTAGAAGCTATATAAGGTTGAGCAGGATTAAGTTTTTCTCTTGTAGTAAGCTTGTCTGCAAGCCAATCTCTAATTCCCATTGTGTTTCTCTTTTTGAATATTTATCCAGTTAATAATCTTTTTATCAAAAGAAATAGGATAAACCTGTCCATACAGATTGTGTAGAAGTTCATGATGATATTTACATAACGTGTATAAATTCTCATTAGTCAAATAAGTAGCATAATCTTCTTTAAATTTAATTCTTATCTTTTTAATGTACTCTACATCTTCTATTCTGTCAATTTTATTTTCTTTACACCAGCGTTGAAACAGTTCAGAAATAGAGTATATGTGATGAAGCTCTAACTTCTCTTTAGATCCACATATATAACAACAGTCTGAGTATTTATATTCTTTTTTTATATAATCTCTTATATATTTAATAGGTATTCTCTTAAGCATATATACTAACTTGTCCTCTTATATTAGAATATATAGCATACCTAATAGCATCACAACAGTGAGATGTCCAATCATGAATAGGTTTTTGTTTCTCTGTTCTATCATTCCATCTATAAGCAGCCATAGAATCAAAACTGTGTCTAGCGTTATCAATATCAAAAACTAGTTTATCATTATCTACTAAATTTTGAATTGATAGAATACCATCATTCACACTTTTTTGAGCATTTTCACAATAGATATCATAATCATAGGCTAAATCAGCTTTTGTTTGCTGTGCAGCAGAGTCAATATAAATATTGTCAATATCCCATCTGTCTGCTATTTCTTTTATATGTTCGGCGTGAGTTGAAGTAGTTCCTTCTTTTGCAATATATTCATCAACAACATAAAAGTTATCATCTGGATCTTTAGCAAGTACTACAAAAGCTGTTTCATCTCTATAACCTATATCGAGCCCTCCGATAAACTCATATCGGTAATCTCCAGGTGTAATTTCTTCGATTTGTCTTAAATGCTTATTTTCATCAATATTATAAATTTTACCTTCTAGAGTAATCCAATCACACTCATATTCTTGACCAAATAGATTTCTACTCATACTACGACGAGCTTCTTCAATATCTTCCTGGTTTAATAAAGGATTGGATCTCCAAGTAAATCTTGCACTACCCCATTGTTCATATTCAGCATTTTGTCCTCTTAAATAATATTCATAAAGGTAATTACCCTTACCTCGTGGAGTAGAAATCCATAAGCATCTTGAGTCGGGAAAAGTAGATAGTGCAGGACGAAGATCTCGAATAAAATATTCGTCATTAGGTATAATAGCAGCCTCGTCAACAATTAGTAGATTAGCTGCTCTACCAATCAAACTGTCTCTATTATTAGCAGATAATAGTCTAAAAGTACTACCATTAACAAGTCTAATAACTTTATCTTTTTGATTAAAACGATCTGTTTCTAAAGCTAAATCTCTGATTATTTGAGTTGTGTAATCCCAAATAATAGAAGACAAACTGAAATTAGGTGCAACTACCATTACCTGAGTACTAGGTTCTAATAATTTAGCAAAGGCTAATATAGCTGCTGCATAGGATTTACCTGTTCTTCTTGCAGATACATGAACCCAGAATCTATGATTCTCTAACCCTTCTACCATACCCCACTGGCTTTCATTTAGTTTTAAATCTAACTGATTAACCATTGGTATTTTTTGTAAAAGTTTTTCTAAGTTTATTTTAAAAAATTTATCGCTCATCTAAACATACTTATTACAGTATAAATAAAGCCTGCTAAACCTGCAAAAAACATTCCGATAAAAATTAGTGTTTTTAAACTAGTTTTTCCTTGGGTTGCTAATAGTTTCAATTCTTGAACCTCATCAAAAGTAAATTGTATTTGTTCTTGAAGTCTTTCAAAATTTTCCATTATCTTAGCATAACGTTCTGCACACACAGCTTCGTGCGTAGATAATTCTAGTTTTGTTGCTTGGGTCCTATCATGAAGAGTTTCTACATCTTTTTGGATTTGATCTAATTCTCTCTCAGTACTCATTTAAATCTCCAAAAGCTTGCCCCTCACTAAGCTTTATTTAAGTTAATTTTTAGAAGCCCACCATTCATCTGCCAAAGTTGTTACTTCAGCATCTGTCATATTTTCAGGCTCAGACTCTAAATTATCAGGTTCTTCTACTCCTTTAGTAAAAGGACTAGCTGCGTGCATAGCTAAAAGTCTTGCTCTAAAAGTATCTTGAGTAAATACTGTTAAGCTATTTGGGACATAGTATTCTACATCATCTCTAATATAACCAACATAAGTATTATCAGCAGGATTATACCAATAACCACCATCATCAATCCAAATAGGTGTTTTTTTACTATCAGAACGTGCTTTTACTTTATGTAATTTATATTCTACAATCATTTTTAAGTCTCCTCTGAGTCATTTGTAGACTGTTTAGGTAAGAAAATAGCGTCTGTATCATAGTGATTTCGTAATCCTTGTAATTCCATTCTAACTTTATCTACCTGTAATTGGTCTATAAGTTTAGTACACATATCATCCAAAAACTCGTACATAGGTTTAACTGTGTAGTCTTCGATTTTTTGTTCATATTCTAAATATGCTAACATATCTAAATGGATTTTTCCTGGATTAACTCCAATTTGTTCTAAATATTCTTGTTCGCCTTTTGTAATCCTACCAGACTGTCTTACGTCTCTTAAACACTGAACTAAACTTCTTTTTAAGTGAGATTTTGCTTCTTCTTTTTCAAAATCTTCTTCAGTGTATTCTTTATAATTCTCTTTTAAATCATCATATAGATTTGAAAGAGTTAATACATCTTTCATAGCTCCTTCTACATACTTCATGCCATTTGCCATACCGCTTTTTAGTTGAGCTATATCAATTTCTAGTAGTTGAGCTTTTAAAGAGTCTTTTTCATTAGATAAACGTTCTTGTTTTTGTTTAAGTTTAATCTCATTTTTCATATAACTCCATTTAGCTTCTTCTAAAGCTTCACGTTTTCTCGTCATCTCTGCACTAACTTGTCTAAGATTTTTCATTGGAGCTGCATAACTAAGATTAATATGTCTCCAAGTCCATTGAGAATGTGATCTATTCCAAATGCGTTCAGTTTCAGCTACATTAGCAACAGCTAAATCTACTTTTTTTGCATTTTCAGCTAAGGTTAGTCCACCAAAGCTTTTTACTTCTGCTAATTTAGATGTGCTAAAAACTTCGGCAATAGATTTGCCTCTAGATTCTTCAGCTACATCAATTAGATCTTTATTTGAATTATTTGTTTCTACAATATTATTTGACATTTTTCCCCTCTAATCAATATTAAAGCTAATTGATATTCTTTCTTGTGAATTTTTATTCGGTTCAACATAATGTTCTAACCATGATGGAAATATTATACATGCTCCTGGTGTCGGAGTCAAACCATAATTTTTTACTCTTATTCTATGGGCATCAGAACGCCCTGCTGGATTTACTAAAACCAACTTTCCAGAGTCTTCAGGAGTAGTAACCCAATATACGCCACTTAGCGTACCACTATGTATATGATGAGCATTATAGCTATATTGTTTATTTATATTTAGCCACATAGAATTTATCTTTACAGACGTATTTATTCTTTCACTAAAATCTTTTACTATAGAGTTAGCGGTTTCTGTGATAGAAGATATTAAAGGAGTTAAAAAATCAGAATAATCTACATATAGATAATCATTACTTTGCCAACCTAAAAAATTAGACCTATTTTTACCTTCTGTATTATCTTCTAACCAAAATGCAAAATCAATTAATTCATTATTAAAAGATTCTGCATTTGGTAATTGAAAACCCCATACTGGTACAGATAGAATATCTTCTCTTAAAGTATTAGCATCTATCATCTAAAGTGCGTATAGCCTTGAACCCAAATAACTAGTGACCATCTAGTTCCTCTAGTTACTGGGGTCACTCTATGTCTCATATAACTTGGAAATAGAATTACACTCCCTCTCTCTTTAGGCATAACAACTTCTGAACCTTCATCTACTTGAAGCTCGCCTCCATCATAATCTGCCGGATCTGATAATTGTACCACCATAGAGATCTTACGCCCATAAGAACTCCCTCCTCCGACGTCTATATGCCAGCCATAGTGTTGTTTTGTTTCATTACTTGTATACTCTAAAAGTTGAAGTCCGTGCATAATACCCGCTATCTCAAAATCAAAATGATGCTGGTTTGTAACATCGGCAATAAACATCATTTTTTCAAATAAACCGTTTGTTTCTTCATTTAAGAAAATATTTCTTACATAAACATCACGAATTTCTCGACGAACCTCTCCTCCATTTTCTCCTACAGAAGCAAATTGAGGATATTCTTTATTACCATAATTAATTACCCAATCACATTCGTCAGGTGTAAAGTATAATTCTCTTTTTGAGTGTTCTTGAGTATGTACAACAAAACCAGGAGTTCTGGGTTTTTGTCTTGGAGCCATAAATTTTGCCATTATTCACCTACCTTAAATTCGAAGTTTTTTGGAAGAGGACGGCCTGAAGGTCTACTGCTCTGATTATTCGACAACCAAGGCTTATCTAATTGTTTATTTTCTTGTGTTTGCTGGAAATTTTGCATCTGCTGTTCCATAGCAACAGGACGTCCTTTAGGAATTCCTAAACAAGGTCTGCCATCAAATTTACATTCTTGAGCATAAGGACCATTGGCATCTACATAATGTACAAACACTTGACACTGCCACTCACCACGATACTCAGGTCTCCAGTGTGGTATTTCACAACCACGGTAAAATAACATCTCTCCTACATCTAAATCAATCTGTTTACCGACTTTATCATTATCATCTTTACCCACATAAATAGGCCAAATTGGCTCTCCATCTTTTCTACCTAGTGTAAGTGTTCCTGATAATTCACATGAAGGTCTATCTTTATGCCATTCTAAAACTTCACCATTTTGATAAATTCTAGAATAAGTATATGCAGGAACTAACTGAACTCCTAACATACCGCTTAATGGGTCTGCTAAACGAGCTAAAAGTGTGTCGAATAGTGGATCTCCATAAATAGACCATGATTTTGGACACTGTTTATCATCTCCTCCCATTGATACGGGAGGGACTAATAATCCAGCCTCACGTTTTACAAA